GACTGCGACGACGACAGGGTTCTCGTCTGCACCGACGACGACTGCCCGCGCATCATCGTGAGTGTGCTCTCTCGTCCGGCGGAGGGGGACGAGTGATCTGGGCGCTCCTGGTCGGGATCGCGATCGGCGTCCTCTTCGTCTCGGTCTTCGACTGGGCGGCGAACCTGTACGGGCAATCACGGCGGGAGAAGTGGGACCGATGAGCCTCGACGCCTCCGACTACGGCGTCGGCGGACGCGGTGGGCCCAAGCCCCCGAACACCGTCGACTCGGCGAGGACGCTCTACGACGACTGGTATCCGAACGAGCAGCAGATGCTGCGCGAGACGATCCTCCGCCGCTGCATCAGGCAGGGCGAGGTGCACGCCGATGACGTCGACCACCTTCCGATCACGAAAGCGAACGGGATCGGGATCGCCTTCAACACGCTGCAGAAGCGCTACCTGATCCGCCCGACGGTGCTGCGGGCCTCGAGACGGCCGGCGCGTCACAAGGCGAAGTCGTTCGTCTACGTCCTGACCGAGCGCGGCCGACTCGAAGCGGAGCTGCTGCTGTGACGCTCTCGCCGCTCGCGGTCGCCGACCGCCATCATCTCGCCGTCGGGGTCGCGGGCAGCCCGTACAAGGTCGGGCCCTACTGCGCCAAGCCCGGCTGCCGGCACTTCGCCGACCACGCCCACCACATCTTCCGCCGCTCGATGCTCGCCGGCGCCTTCCCCTGGGTGGCGATCGACGGCGTGCGGCGCGGCAACCTGACCGGACTCTGCGCCTCCTGCCACGACGACATCACCGGGAAGGTCGGCGGGCACAGGGCTGCGATCCGGCTCGACGTTGCAAGCGGCGTCTTCTGGTGGTGCGAGATCACCGAGGACGAGCGCTCGCTCGACTTCCACAGGGTCGGCCCACTCGACCCGCAGCCTCCGACGCCTGAGACGCTCTCTGAGCGAGCCCTCGGCCAGGGCTCAGACGAGTCGGAGCACTGCCCGCTGTGTGGGCAGACGAAGCGGCGGCACGGGGCTCGATCCGCCGGACCGCTCGAGCCCCGCCGCCGCCGCAAGTCCTGGACGGTCTCCGTTCCCGACGATGCCGAGCGGGGTGCCGACATCCTCGACACCTTCGTCGACGAGGTGGCGCTGATGCTGGGCGCCGGCGACTGGGCCGAGCGCAACCGGCGCTACTGGGCGCTCGTGCACACGCTCGCCTGGGTGATGCAGCGGCGGGAGGAGTTCGCCCGCGACATCAAGGTGGCGGCATGAGCGATGGCGTGACCTTCGTCTACCGCAACGTCTGGAGCGGCGCGATCTTCATCGTCCGCGGCGAGCCTGCCGCGCAGCGGATGGCAGCGCTGACTTCCTGGGTGCGCCGATGACGAAGCTCGAGCTCAGCTATACGGTCGAGCACGCCGAGGGTCTCCCTGACGTCTACCTGTTCGCGCTCGACGGCCTCTCCGACGAGATCCTGACGTGCCTGATCGTCGACAGCGCCAAGACGCTCGGCGAGCGCTACGACATGCACGCGACCGACGTCCTGGTCCGGCTCGTGGCGGACTTCTTCAAGATGGTCGCCGCCGAGGCGGCGGAGAACAACTGATGGCCGCGAAGAAGAAGAAGGAGCGGCCCTTCCGGACCGAGCGCGAGTTCACCCGTTGGTTCATCGAGTGCGCCCTCTTCCACGACTGGAAGGTCGCGCACTTCGGCAACACGATCAAGTTCGTGCGCCGCGGCGATCAGGCGGTCGCGATCCCCGACAAGGACGCGGCCGGCTTCCCGGACATGGTCTGCGTGCGCGAACGGCTGCTCTGCGCCGAGCTGAAGCTGGCGCCGAACAAGCCGACGGCGACGCAGGTCGACTGGATCGAATCGCTGCGCGACGCCGGCGTCGAGATGCACGTCTGGAACGACCGTCAGCTGGAAGAGATCGAGCAGACGCTCGCGACCAAGATCGACCCCCGTCGCCTGGCGCGGCTGTTCGTCGCAACCGACGGCGACATGGAGCACTCGGTGGCGGTCGCGAAGCTGCTCGAACAGAAAGAGAGAGGACGATCAGATGACTAAGCAGGACCAGCACAGCGTTCAGATGGCCAAGCAGGACCAGGACACCGTCGAGACCGAAGTCGTGACCGACGTCTCCGAGGGCGGCGATCCCGGCGGCACGCGCACGATCCGCGTCTACGACAAGGGGCGCGGCGACTTCGAGCTCGAGGTCCCGACCGAGTCGCGTGTCACCTTCGGCTACTTCAACCCGGCCGCGCCGGAGCGCAACAGGTACGGCAGCATCGAGGGGCCCGGCGGGCAGACGATGAGGACGACGGCGTTGCGCATCTACGAGGGCGGCGAGAAGTCGCCGCAGCTCGCCTGCTTCCTCGGCGTCGACGGCTTCCGCGACACGCGCCTGCAGATCACCCGTCTGCGCCAGCGCGTCGTGATCGAGTCGAACTTCGAGGACGACGGCAAGGGCAACGAGAAATTCAACCGCGACGTGCAGCGCCAGCTCGAGCGCAGCGTCGAGGACGAGGAGATTCCCTTTTGACACTGCGCAGCGTCCACGAAGAGCTGCTCGAGGAGCAGCGACAACTGGAGCGCCGGCTGTACGAGACGAGCCCGGGCCTGGACGCGGGGAGCACGGCTCTGATCGCGGCGCTGCTTCTGCAGGCGACGGAGCTGCGCAGCCTGAAGGAGCTGCTGAGCGAGATCGGGCTCCGCCTGTGAGCGTCCTCTTCCCCCGCTACACGGTCGGCTCCATCACCGGCTTCCGCTTCATGCACCGCAAGGGTGATCGCTACCCGTCGGAGCGCGGGAGCGGGAACAGCAGGCCGACCACCGACTGGTACGTCTACGACCGCGCCTACAACTACCGCCCGGTGCTCGAGATTTCGGGCTACCGCCGCCTTGTCCCCGGCGAGCTGACCGCCAGGCTGACCGCCCGCCGACTGAACAAAGAGTACGAGCGCTGGCTGCGCGAGCAGGGATACCTGTGAAACGTCTGCACACCTTTCGGCTGGAAGAACTGCAGCAGCTCGCGCACGAGCACGCGAAGCTGAAGCGCGGGATCGTCGCGCTCCGGGCCACGCTCGAGCGCGAAGAAGCACTGCTGAATACGGCGCTGCACGAGCTCGCGCTCGAACGCGGCGAGGACCCGCGCCGCTTTGCCCTGCGCTGGCGCCGCGAGAAGCTCGCGCCGATGCGCAAGGAGGCGATGCAATAGAGAAGCCCCCGATACATGCCACATGAGAGCTGAGCACCAGTCTCGACCGTTCGGGGGCACCGTAAGCATAGGTGGTACCGGCAGCGGTGGGGCTCAGGACTCGCAGGCCGACAGCGGACCGCGCCAGCCCCGTTTTTTTATCTATCCAGGCTGGGCAGCACCGCGCACCTCGAGCCCCCGAGCCGAGTGGGGGACGGCGAGCGCAAGCAGTGGGAAGGCTGGGAACCTCAGACATGTGGCCGAGAGAGCACCCCGGCGTCGCCGTCGCGCTCGCTGGGCCGGTCACCTATCAAGGGAAGAGTCAGACACACCCAAAAACAAGGGAGGACGGTCAAGTGCCAACAACCAAGAAAAAGGACGAGCTCCGTGTCTTCGGAGACGACGCCATCACACCGTTCGGAATCGGCTTCACGGTCCGCGGCGTGCGCGCCTTCTTCTTCAACGCCCCGAATGTCGATGCCTACGTCGCCGCCGACGAACGTCGCAAGGCCGGCGTCAAGAGACTGCAGACGCCGAACTACGAGGACAAGGTCTGGCGGCAGGACGGAGCGCTCGCGGTCGACGGCGCGCAGTTCATCAAGGCGATTGCCGAGATGGCCCGCGGCCTGCCCGACCCGACCAAGTCGGGGGCGAAGTCGATGCGCCCGATCATCCCGACTGCGTTCAGCGTCAAGGAGGAGTTCTGCTCCTTCACGACGCGCAACGGCAACGGCTCTGAGCCGGTGCTTGAGTGGGACGTGATCGACGAACGCCTCGGCCGGCTCGGCACCAAGATGGGCCCGGTCCGCCGGCCGATTCTGCACGCCGGCTGGACGACCAGCTTCACGCTGCTCTGCATCTGGCCCGAGGTCTTCTCGCCGGCCGACGCCGTCATGCTCGTGAACCGCGCCGGGCAGCGCGGCATCGGCGACGCCGTCCGGATCGGGATGGGCCGCTTTGTCGTCGTCGAAGTCTCCGAGCCGCACGAGATCGCATGGACATAAAGGGAAGATGGTAGGGCTGCAGTGAGGCCAGGCCGGGAGCAAGGGAGCACGGCGGGGCGGGAGGCTGGCTGGGCCGGTGGTCGGACAGGAGGACGGCTGAGCGGCGATCTGGATGGACAACAGGACGGAAGGAGTTCGACGTTTGTGGGTGGCTCAGTCCGAGATGGGCTGAGCTGCCCAGAGACGTTGACTGGAGGAAGGCGAGCTGGATTGTGGGATGGGAAGTCGGGAGGACGCAGGCTAGGCGAGGTAGGAGGTCTGGAGGATGGGTGAGCGGGTTGGAGGCTGGTTGGCGATGTCTGCGGGTGGCTCGAGTCGAAAGGTCGAGCCGCCCAGAGACATCGATCTCGGGGTGAGTAGGAGAGGTGGGAGGTCTGGAGGATGGGTTGGCGGGTGCGAGGGTGGTTGCTGGATTGCGTGGCTGGGGGAGTGGTCGGCCGGCAGGACGCGTGGTAGGCGAGCTGGGTGGCGCCGAGGGGAGCAGGCTGGCGAACTGGGTGGAAGAAGCGGTTGGATGGGCCAGAGGGGAGCAGGCTGGAAGGCTGGGAACGACGGGGAGCCGGGTCTCGGCCCGGCTCCCTCATATCGAGCAGAACCACCCGAATGGGTCAGAGCGAGGTGGCTAGACTGGCTATGCACAACCAGTGCATCTCACTGCAAGGAGGACGGTCAGCATGGCAGAGTTTCATCCCGCTGTAGACCCACAGGGTTTCCCTGGTCTGCGGCAGCGCATCGACAGCGGCGTCTGGTACTTCTACGGCTGGCGCGACGAGCGGCCGGTCAAGCGCTCGTTCGGGACGACCGAGCTCGGCGAAGCACAGCGGCTCTACCACGAGGACTATGGCCAGCCGCTCGCCGCCGACTCGAAGATCACCGTGCGCAAGGCATGGGAGGAGTTCAAGGGCGCCGAGCACCGCGCCGGCGTCGACACGATTGACCGCCACGCCAGCTGCTTCCGCATGGACGTGCTGCCGGCGATCGGGCACCTCCGCGTCGACAAGGTGCAGCCGCGTCAGATCACCCAGGTGCTGAAGAACGCGAAGCGACGGGGGCTGACGGAGAACAGCTGCGCCAACGTCTACAGCGCGATGCTCGCCTTCTTCAAATGGTGCACGCAAGGGGAGCAGAGCTACTGCACCACGAACCCCGTCCAGGGGATCTCGGAGATCAACATCCCGCAGCGGAAGAAGCGCAGCCAGTCGGAGCAGGGGCTGGTCGTCGACATGGCTGAGGTCGACCGGATCGCGGACGTCGCCGCCGTGCTCAGCCGCGACAACATCAACGGCGACATCGTCGGTGCGCAGATGCGGGTGATCGTGCTGCTGCTGCCGCTGCTCGGGCTGAGGCTGTCCGAGATGCTCGCGCTGCAGCTGAAGGATTGGAACCCGATGGTGCGCCCGCACGGCGACGAGCACGTCGGCTTCTACGGCGAGCTGCGTGTCGAGCGCCAGCTGCGGCGCAAGCGCGACGTCAGCGACGACAGGACCTGGTTCAAGGCGCTGAAGGGTGAGGACTCGACGATCGGCGACAAAGTGCGCACCGTCTCTGTCTCCGAATTCGGGGCCAAGGTTTTGCAGTCATATATCGACGCGGGAATCGAGGCCGGCTGGCTCCACCGCGGCGGGCTGCTCTTTCCGACGTCGAAGCAGACGCCGCGGCAGGCGAGTTTCATCTCCAAAAAGATCAAGGAGGCCGTCGAAGGAGCCGGAATCGGACGCAGCGTGACCGCGCACTTTTTCCGCCACACCTACGTCTCCTCGGCGATCAAGTCGTACACCGACGCCGGCGAGCTCGTCGACTGGGCGATGATCGGCGAAGCCGCCGGCCACGACCCGGAGGTCGCCCGCACGATCTACGGGCACCTCGAGAAGAGCACCGCCACCAAGGCTCGCCAGGCAAGGTTCGGGGCACGGTAAAATCACCGGCGCGCACGGGGACCGAGGCCCGCTACCGTTGTCCTTAGAGGCGACGGGGCGGGCCTTTTCTCGTACCGCTTGCAAGCCAGTTCCTAGCCAGATCCTAGCCACTGTTGCAAATGTCACAAACAGAGAGGAGCTAAAAAAAGCCGATTAGCAGGGAGTTTCAAGACTCGGAGGGGTGGCAGAGCGGTCTATTGCGGCGGTCTCGAAATTCGATTTGGGGCGCTGCAGGGCAGAAGAATGGCTTAAGCAAGCCAAAAGCAACTGGGCGGCAAGCCCCCGGCAGGGGTGCGGCAAGAGGGTCCATAGCCAGCCATAGCCAGAACGGGACCACAAAAAAACAGCGGGGACCGACTCTGCAGTCGACCCCCGCGAGCTTCCCTACACGCTGACGTCTGGGCCTTCGCCGCAGAACCTCTGCGTGCTTCCACAAGAAGCCGACGCCCATCCTTAGGCCACTCAGTTCTGCCGTCAAGCCCCAGCGAGGTTAAGCCGAGCCCCTTCCTGGCCGCAAAGAGCGGACGTTTGCTCATTCTCTTCGGGTGAGGATTGGCGCTTAGCCTCTCAGACCGATGTGCAGATGGTTGTAGTGATCACCGCCCACGTAGGTGTTGAAGAGAATCTGGTAGTCGCCGATGTTGTAGACGCCGCCTCTCTGCTGGCGCGCCTCGGCGGGGCCCATGCCGGCGGCAATCAGGGCGTCCTGGCCGAGCTTCGTCAGCGCGTCGCCGGCCATCGGGATGTCGGCGGCGCGGCCTGTCCAGTGCGCCGACTGGCGGTGCGTGCCGACGACGAACTGATTGTGGTTCGAGCCTGTCCCGATCGTCAGCGGCCTGCCGTAGAGCTCTGCGATCCGGGCGGCGAAGTCGAGCACCGCCTTCTGGGTCGGCACACCGGGCCGGTCAGCGCCGGGGGCGATGACGATCTTGCCCATCTTGGGGCCGGCAGCTCGAGGCGGCTGCGTGGGCGCTCGCGCTGGGAGCTGTGAGACAACCGGCGGTAGCGGCGGTGCCGGCAGCAGCGACCGGCCCGGCGCCGCCGGCGCGAGCGCTGAGGGCGGGACGACGGGCACCTGGGAGGCCTGGACGAGGGCGTCCATCGTCGAGGTCGGGCTCCAGCCCTGAGCGATCTTGCCCAGGTTCTCGTAGGCCGTCTTCGAGAGCAGGTCGGTGCCCCAGAGCGGATCGACCGGCGTCGATGAGAGCGCTGCGCTGACCGGGACCGCCGCCAGGGCTGCGCGGGTTCTGCGCGGGCTCGGCGTGGGCTGTGCATGCTCGCGGGTGATACCACCGGAGGGTGAGATCGTCTTGCCCGGCGGCGAGCCGAGGATCGACTGGACGTAGCGCTTCGTTTCCGGGATCCGTTCCCAGTCGCCGTTCTCGACGTTGCCGGGGCCGGCATTGTAGGCGGCGAGCGCGAGCCGCATCGAGCCGAACCTGTCGAGCTGCTGGCGCAGGTAGCGGGCGCCGGCGTCGAGGTTCTGCACTGGGTCGAAGGCATCCGTGACGCCGAGCGAACGGGCAGTCCCGGGCATCAGCTGCGTCAGCCCCTGCGCCCCTGCTGACGAAACGATGCCAGCCTGCCAGCCGGACTCCTGGTTGACCAGCTTGAGGAAGGTTGGGATCGGAATCCCGTTGCGTTTCGCCGCCTGCTTCGCGGCCCGGAGGTAGGGAGTTCTCATAGCCCTGGAGCCGAGCCACCACCACCGCCGCCGCCGGGGAAGCTGCCGCTGCTACTGCCGACCCCCGGAGCCCCGCCGCTGCCGCCGCCGAGGCCAGGTGCGAGGTTCGATCCGCCGCCGCCGTACAGCGGGCCTGCTGTCCCACCCCTCACTGGCTGATCGATGACGCGTATCGGGAGGATCCCGAGCTCGCGCTCGAGCCGCCGCCACCAGGTGTTGTCATCGGGGTAGTGCGGCGAGTGCGCTTGCTTAGTGATCAGGTCTCTGATCAGCGAGTAGTTCGGGACGAGCGGCGCGATCACCGCCTTCTCCCAGCCCTTGTAGGTGCGCAGGTTGGCCTCGCCCCGGGCCACTTTCAGGATCGCTGCGCCGAGCGGGTTCGCGACGTCGAACATCGTCGGCGTCTGGTAGTCGTAGGCGTTCTTCTTTCCGCTGAAGGACCCGGCGGCGGCGAGCGCCAACTCCTCCGGTGTCGAGATCGGGTTCAGCGACGCGACCCGCAGCCTGCCCCAGCGGGTGTCGAAGCCGATCATGTACTTGTCGCCGTGCAGGTACTGCGTGACCGGCTGGTTGAACTGCAGCTCCTTGGGCGCGCCCGGTTCGCCGGCGAGCGCGTAGGCGATCAGCGCCGTGCGGATCGGGTGGGTGGCGGCGAAGTGGAACGGGTAGCGGGAGCCGGCGACGAGCCAGCCGGGGATGATGAAGTAGCGCCTTGCCCAGCGGGCCTGTGAGGGGGTCATGCGCGTGAAGTCGCCCATCGCCTCGACGGCCCGCCGTCTGACATCGAAGCGCTGCCTCTCGTGGCGCGGGTTCGTCAGGAAGTCGATCAGGGCGCGCTTGTCTTTCGTGCTGAGCAGGACGCCGTAGCGCGGGATCACTCCTTCGTTCGCCGCCTCGTGCAGGAAGGCGGCGATCCGGCCGGGGTCGTCCGCGAACGCCGTCACCGTCCCCGTCACGACCCGGTGCACCTTGCCCGCGACCATCTCCTTGCCCATCGCGGCCGTCCCCCCCGACGAGGAGACCTGTCCCTTGAGTAGATCCTTGAGCTCCTTCATGTCCCTGAACTGCGCGTCGTTCAGGACCTGCGCTGCGCGCACCAGGTTCTGGGGCAGGAAGACGCCCTGGTGCGGCGCCGCCATGATCAGGTTCTGGACGGCGTTCTTCGGGATGTAGCCGATGCGGGCGAAGATGATCGAGGTCGAGACCCCGTCGATGATGTGGTCGTAGGTCTTCAGCGCCTCGCCGCGGGCGCCCGGCGGGCGGAACTGCTTGTAGTAGCGGTCGACGTGGGCGCGCTTGACGACCCGGATGTCGCCGACCGGCTTGCCCGCCTCGATCGACATCTGCCTGACCTTCGCGATCATCGCCACCTGCTCGTCATGGGTCTGGGCGATGAACCCCTTGACGATGTCGTCGGCCTTCTTGCGGATCTCCTCCCGCTCGACGGCGTCGTCGGTGAACTGCGCCAGCTCGTCCGAGCGCCAGTGCTTCGGGATCACCTCGCCCTTCATGTTCACGAGCAGGCTGTCCGCCGGGACCGCGCCGCCCGTCCAGCGCGGCCCGGTCTGGCCGAGGTTGGTGCGGTCGATGATCGCCTGCTGGAAGACCTGGCTCGAGCTCCAGTCCTCGTAGTTGACGCGGGTGGTGGCGCGCAGCCTGCCGTTGCGAGCGAGGATCAGCTGGTTGCGGCTGCCGGCGCCCTTCGGCGAGCGTGGCCGGCCCGTCCCTCCCGACGGTGGCGTATAGGCGCCCTGCGGGTCGGGCTCGGCGAGCCGGTGCCCGACGTAGACCTCGCTGCCGTCCTCCTCCAGCCCGAGCTGGCGGGCGAGCAGGCCTTCGCGGCCGGCGGCGCGTCCCTCCTCGAGCCTGCCGCCCTCAACCATGATCCGCTTGCGGTCTTCGGCCAGCTTGCGCATCGCGCCGATCACCTTGTCGTCGACCTCGGGTGCGTTCGCGACGAGATCTTTCATGACCGCGATCGAGGCGCTGACATCCTCCTTCTGGAAGGGCAGGTCTTGGCGGTAGAGGTTGAGCCGACCGAGCTCGTCGTAGATCTCCATCACCTCGCCCTTCGTCTCGGCGAGCTTCGCGGTCTCCTTGAGTTCGGTCTCGCGAGCGTCGAGGCGGGCGTCGATGGTGCCGTCGAGCAGTTCCCTCAGGTGGCCGGTCTGCAGATCCATGACGGCCTGCAGGCCTTCGGCGTTGCGGTGGCTCTTCGGTAGCTGGGCATACCAGAAGTGCGCGACGTCTTCCGCCGATCCCTCCTTCAGGTTCCCGATTGTGCGGATCGCGCCGGCCATCCTCGAAAGCCGCTCCTCCTGGGCAGCTCGCTGCTCGCGACCCGCCGCCTTCATCACCCGCTCCGACGAGGTGACGTGGCGAACGCCGGGCAGCGAGTGGACGAGCGGCGAGCGGTCGAGCGCCTTCGAGGCCTCGTCGATCCAGTGCACGCCGAAGCGGGAGAGCCCGGAGCGCGGCTTCAGGAACTGGGCGGTCAGCCCGCCGATGCTCATCTCTCGCGCCACGTAGGGGTCGTCGAGCGCCGCCCGCACGGCCGGGTTGATCTCTGTCGGGGGGATCTCGGCGGCGCCGGTGGCGAAGCGCGCCGACGGGACGGGGTTGCCGAACTCGTCGCGCAGCTTGTTCTGCCAGGCTCTCGCCTCCTCCGTCAGATGCCTGTCGGCGAGGGTGGAGCCGTTGTCGTAGAGCGGCCGTTCGAGCCGGAAGACCTCCGGGACGTTCTTGATGTTCTCGGCGGCGGGGGCGAGCGGATCGACGTAGAGCGAGTCGCTGATGAACTGCTCCATGCCGCCGTCGTAGTACTTGTCGATCGCGTTCGCGACGACCGCGTCCGGCAGCGCCTGCATCTGCTCCGGCTCCATGTTCGACCAGGCGACGTCGGCGAGCCAGCTGCGGGCATCGTCGTAGACCTCGCCCAGGCCCGGGCCGGCGCCGGTGTCCGTCCAGTGGGCGGGGAAGGTGAAGGGTTCTTCCGCGCCGGAGACGAAGCGTGCCGAGGGGACGACGTTGCCGTACTCGTCGCGGAGCGGGAAGGCGTCGCCGGGGTGCGGGACGTCGAGTCCCGGAACGGCCGCGCTTACTGCTGGGCGGGCGGGCCCGAGGGCGCCGGCGGCTTCGGCCGAATATGGATGGACGGCCGGTTCGCCGGGTGGTCCGGGGGCTTCATGTCCCCCCAGGTCGTAGACCCTTCCGGCTTCTGCGGTTCCTGCTGGCTGTCCTTCATGGATTCTGACCTCGACGTTGTTGGGATCGACCTTGACATGGTAGCCGCTGCGTTTGTTGACCCCCTCGAGCAGCTCCCCGTAGTTCCTGCGCAGGAAGTCTTTGATCTTCTCTTCCTTCCCGGAGGCGTGCCCGGTGACGATCCGCAGCCCGTAGACCGTCTCGCCGGCCTCGTTCTTGTAGCTGTAGGTCGTCGCCCCCGTCAGCTGCTTGAGCTGCTTCGGGGTCGCGTGCGCCTGCAGGTCGGCCCAGTACCTCCTGATCTCCGAGACCTTCGCGAACTGCGGCGCCTCGAGCTCGATCGCGAACTTGCTCTTCCTGCCCTTGACGCTGCTCTGCAGACCGGGCCGTGTCGCCCAGACCTCCCACTGCTGGTACTCGCGGGCGAGCCGCGCCGCAATCCTGTCGACCTGGTTCGGTGAGCCGAGGATCTGCAGGTTCATCGACGGCGTGAACACGTTCTGGTAGATCCCCGGCCCGTAGTCGACGGCGCGCAGGATCCCGTTCTCCTCGCCGATGATCCGGAGCACGTTCGCCTGCTCGCGCTTGGTCAGGCCTAGCGCCGCTCGGTAGCTTGCGGGCGCCTTGGCGAAGTCGTTGGCGCCGCTCAGAACCTCGAGCGAGATGTGGTGGGTGTTGCGCTCGATCGCAGCCAGTGCGTCTTCCGGCACCTCGCCGTGGAAGCGCTGGATCCCTGACCAGCCGAGCGCCTGTACCTCGGCCGGCGTCCACTCGTTCGTCCCCCAGGTCTTGCCCCAGGCCTTGTTGTCGTTCAGGTACCTGGTGATCGCGGCGTACTCGCGCAGCGGCTGGTCGTAGTTGATCCCGCTCGCTGCCGCGCCGGGGTTGTCGAGCTTCAGCCCCGACTTGCGCCCGGCCTTGATCTCATCCCCGTTCGCCTTTTTGAACGACCTAATCCGCCCCCGCTGCCTCCGCAGCACGTTCGCCTTGGCCTCCTCGAACCCCTCGGCGCCCTTGCGGATCTTCGTCCTGCTGTTGAGCTCGATCACGTCGGTCCCCTGCAGCCGCTTCAGCTCGCGGTTCAAGGCCTCGAGTTGTAGGTGCGCGACGGGAAGGCCGTGCCGATCGCGCAGGGTGGCGAGGATCTTCGGGTCGATCCGGCCCAGGTCGCGCTGGGCGTGGATGTCGATCGCCGTCGGGGCGCCGCCGCGGATGTCATCGCCCGTCCAGGTTCTCGTCGACTTGCCTTCCAGGCTGTTGGCGAAGTCGTGCAGCTTCGCCGCCATCCCCGCGGTCACCGGCTGTCCCTGGTAGGCCGCTTCGATCGACTTGACGACCGTCGAGATCTTGTCCTCCGGGACCGGCTGGCCGCGCAGGAGCAGGTCTCTGACCTCGAGCACCGCCTGCAGGCCTCCGGAGGGGGAGGCGTTGGCCTGCGAGACGGCGAAGCCTCTGAGGATCGCCGGCGCGTCGTCGCCGAAGAAGTGGTAGAAGATCGGCCCGAGCTGGCGGTACCAGTAGGCAGCCTTCAGGCCGTCCGCCTGGTTGTAGTTGAAGGCGTGCTGGGTGCGCGCCCACCACTGCTCTGGGGTGATCCTCCCCGTCGCGACGAGCGCGCCCAGATCGGGGTGTGTCGAGGCCCGAGCGGGGTTCTGAGCGTGGCCTTTGGCGATGTTCTTCGGGTCGAGGAAGGACCGCAGATGCGCGTCGGCTTCCTCTTTCGAGATCTGGTGGATGAAGTCGGGGATCGAGCCGTGCAGCTTCGCCGCCGTCGAGTGCATGTCGTGGAAGTAGGCGGGAGCGTGGATCGCCCGCCGGTTCGCGAGTGTCCCACCCTTGACCCCGCGGGCGAGCGTGTCAGCGTGCTCGGCGGCGGCGGCGTCGAGGTCGCTCTTCAGCTGCTTGGCGCGCCCAGGCTCGAGACCGGCGGCGTCGATCTCCTGGAAGATCACCCGCCTGACCGGGTCGTTCTTTAGCACCGGCATCACGTCGGCCTTCATCCGCTTCAGCTTCAGCGTCTCGCGTGCCGTTGCGATCGGGCCCCGCTCGCCGAACGATCTGGCGCCGGCCTGCGCCGCCTCGCGGAGCGCCGCTCCGTCACGCAGTGCGGTGAACATCGCCGCTGCCGCCCGCGGCCCGCGCAGCACCGGGACGACACCGAGCCCGGCGGCGGCGGCGGCGGTGCCGGCGCCGATCGACGGGTGCTTGACGAAATGGACGCCGGCCTTGCCGAACGCGAGCGCGCCGAGTGGGTCGGAGATGATCGAGCCGACGATGTTCCCGACCTGCTTGTCGAAGGGGGTGCGCAGGTCGGGCGTGGGAGCAAACTGACGGCGCGGCCGTAGCCCCGGGATGTTCCCGAGCGCGTACGGGTCGTGCGGCTCGTACTTGCCGAGCGCCGAGCCACCGCTGCTCCTAGGCACGGGCAGACCCCTGGCTGCGATTCTCCTCCGGTGCGGCGAGTCGACCTTCGGGACCGGCTCGGTGTACTGGGTGCGCACCGTGTTCGCGAAAGCCTGGTTCGCCGCCGCCTGCCGGCCGGGGAGTTCCTTGTTGTGACGGCTGATCGCAGCTCTCGTCTGCGGGCCCAGCACGCCGTCGACGTCGACGTTGTAGCCGGCCGCGTTCAGCCGCCGCTGCACGCTGCGGACGTGCGGGTCGCCCGTCGGCCTCGGAATGGAGACGGCGCGGAAGCCGGTGTCCGCGTGCGGACTCGGGACCTTGACTGTCGGCCGCGGCACCGTCGCGACAGGAAGGGAGACAACGGGCTTGGGCACGCCGAGACGCTGGGTGCGCCAGCGGTTGGCCTGGCCCCGAATTGCTGCCTCGGACCAGCCCTCTCTGCGCATGCGGGCCTTCGCATGCGCCAGTGTCTCGTGGCGTGCCATCGGCTAGTGCAGCAAGCCCACCCAGGTGGACCTGCCTCTCTTCGGGATGTAGGCGGAGACGATCGCGTCGGCCATGCCGGCGATCTGGTCGGGGCCGTACTTGAGCAGCTGCAGCTGCGGTGTGATCAGGTGGTTGACGCGGGCGACAATCGCGGCGCGATGCTCCTGCTGGCGGGCCTGGAAGATGTTGATGGCCTGCTGATGGCGCGCCTGGTACGTCGCCAGATCCTCGCCCTTCTGCTGTGGCTCGCTCCGCGGCACCAGCGACCAGATCCGGTTGAGCGACGTCTTCACGAGATCGTTGCCCTGCGTGTTGGTGCCGCTGAGGATGGCCCTGCGATCCTTCAGCGACGCTGGCTTGTTCGGATCTCTCGCTGCCTGCGCCTTGATCCGAGCTGCAGCCTTGGTCGCCGCCGCTGCAACTCCGGCCGCTGTGACCTTCGCCGTCGCCGTCGTCTGCGCGGCCGTCACCCTGGCCGCGTTCGCCGCGTTCGCAATCTCGATCCGCACCTTGCGGTCGGCCGCTGCCCGTATGTTCATCGCCGTCTGCCCCGCCGCTGCGGTCGCGGCGGTCTGTGCGATCTGGGCAGCGTCGGAGCCGGGGGCGGGGACGTGGGTGTTGACGAGGTGCGCCTTCGCGCCCTGGCCGGCGACGGTGAAGACGCTGCCGGTCAGGTTCGTCCAGGCGACGGCCTGGTCGGCGAGGGTCTTGGCCTGCTGCAGCTGCAGCGTCCCGACCTGCACGTCGAGGGCGCGCTGCTGGCGCTGTTGGTCGAGCAGCGACATCTGCGTCTTCGCCGCCTCGCCGCGGAGCGCGCCGATCGCCGTCTGGTACAGCCCCGGCCTCGTCTTCTCGAGCGCCGTCTTCTGCAGCGCTAGCTGATCCCTCAGGTCCTGAGTCTTCTGCAGGTACTGCTGGGCGATCCCGCCGACCTGCATCACGTTGGCGACGTTCTGGCCGCGGGCGAGCGTGGCGGCGTTCGCCGCCTCCTCCTCGAGGCTCATCCCGGGGGCGACGACGCCGGCCATCTGCAGCGTGTTGCGCATGCTCGCCGGGTCGTAGGTCGGCGCGCCCATCGCGGGCGCGCCCTGAGCAGCGAGATGCTCCGCCGCTGCGCCCGCCGCCGCCTGCTGCGAGGCCTCGACTGCGCCGGTCAGCCCGGTCCCGTAGAGACGCATCCGGTCGGCGGCGTCCTGGTAGGTCGCCTTGACCGCCTCGGGGGTGTTCTCGGTTAGGTGGGCGAGCGCCGTCGCATAGCCCTGAGCTCTCGTCGCCTGGTTCTGCGTCGCGAGCTGCTGAGCTTTGCTGGCGGCGTCCATCCCCGCCTCGGCAGTCGTGATCTGGCCGGTAACCGCCTTGTTGGCCTGCGCGATCTGCTCCGCCGGCGTCAGGATCGAAGCGGTCAGCTGCTGCGTCAGCGCGCCGAGCGGGTTGCGCGCTCGGGCGGCAACGCGGGCGGCGTGGGTCTTCGTCACCCAGTGGACGTAGCCGTTCCAGGAGGCACCTGACTTCTTGGCGGCGTCGGTCTTCGCGAACTGTGCGCGGGTCAGGAGCGGACTCATGTCAGCCTCGCCCAGGCCTGCGGATGCTGGGCGGCGAACTGCGCCGCCGTGATCGCGGTGCGTGGGTTCTTAGCCCGGATCTGGTTCAGGTAGCGCGTCAGTGCCGCCCTGGTCGTGAACGACTGCCCGCCCCACTGCACCGGCGCCTGCGTTGCCGGCGTCGTCGGCGCCGTCGCGCCCGGATAGACGCCCCGATCGATGGTGGGATAACCGCCGGTGACCCCGGCCTCTGCCGCGCCGGCGGCGCCTGCGCCTGCTGTCGCCGCGGGGTAGACCGGCCCCGGGATCGCGGCGAGCCGCTGTGCGACCGCGCTCTGCGCGCCGCGCAGCGTGTCGAGCGCGCCGCTGCGGGTCGTCAGGAAGCCGCCGATGTTGCCGCGCAGCGCGTCCAGCAGTCCCTGCGCCTGCTGGTAGGAGGCGGTGTTGAACTGGTCGCTGGCGAGGCCGGTACGGATCGTGCTCGCGCCGCCGTGCACGTCGAGTCCGCTGCCGCGGGCGGCGAGCGCGTAGTCGAGGTTCGTCAGCCCCTGCCGGTAGCCGCGCTCGAGCTGCGCCTTCTGCGACATCTGGTTGCCCTGCGCCGCCTGGATCGTCGTGTCGTCGAGCGCAGCCGCGTAGCCCTGCAGGTCGGGGTCGGTCAGGTCGAGCTCGCTGAAGTTGGGGATGTAGCCGGACGACCTGACCGAGGCGCGCAGCTGGTCGCGCAGCAGATTCGAACCCTGCTGGACTCTCGCGTTGTAGTCGCGCATCGCCGTGATCCAGGCCGGGTCGGACTCAATGTCGGTTGCGTAGCCGGGGGGCGGAACGCCACCGGTCGCGCCCGTCGTGCCGGCCGCGCCGCCGCCTCCGCCGGGTGGCGGGATGGTCGTCACGTTGGGCCCGATCGGCACGATCGGGTTGCCCCGGTAGACGCTCGGGATCGGCCGGTAGTCGCCGGTCGACTGACCGATCACGGCGCCGGGGGTCTCCTGTAGGTAGGGCTGGTTCCTCGAGGGGACGGCGCGGTTGACCGGGTCGACGAGCACGCCCTTCGGCACCTTGGGCGAGAAAAACCCGGGGGCGTAGCCGTAGCCAGCTCGCGCCTGCGGCGGCTTGACCTTGGTGAGCGGCATGAAAGCCTCCTCAGGCGATGATGATGAAGGTGATGACCAGAAAGGCGGGCGTGTCGATCGGCGCGCCCGACTGTGGGCCGACGCTGATCGTGTCGCTGATGGCGATCGTGTCCTGAATCGTGATCCCGGTCGCCGACTCGGCTGTATTCACTCCCGACAGGTCGGGCACCGGAGTTCCTCCCGCCGTCACCCCGGTCGTGCCCCCGGCCGCGTTCAGGCCGTGGTGGTGGGTGGGGTCGATCAGGTTGACCGTGCCCGTCTTGGTGACAGTGCCGTTCTTGCTGTGCCCGTGCACTGGGCCGCGCTGCCCGAGCGGCCTGCCCTCGTTCTGACTGATCTGGCTGACCCCGCTCTTGGTGCCTTTGCCGACCGGGATCCGCTCTCGTAGATCGGGCACGTTGAACGTGTTCGCATCCGGCGTGCCGAAGCGAGAGCCGATCGCGTTCCAGAGCCTGCTCTGAGTGGTGCGCGAGTAGGAAGCTCCGTCGCACATCAGCGCCCCCGCCGGGGCGCTGTCGGCGCCGTAGGGGAGGATGATTCCGGCGGGCAGGATCCCCAGCGAGCCGGAGCCGAGGCCGCTGATCCCGAGCATCGCGGTCAGACCGGCGACGGCCGAGAGCGGCAGGTTCATGTCGGAGGTCTCGAGGAAGGAGATCAGCCAGGTCTTGAACTGGATCGGGAGCGAGAAGGGGTCGGAGAGCAGCCGCTGCAGCAGCTGGTATTCCTGCTGAGTGAGCGGCCGTTCGTCGGCGGGGCCGACGTTCCCGGCTGAGGCGGTGCCGGCGTCGAGCGTGCTCACCGGGACGGCTCGAGCGGCCAGCCCTCGACCGCTAGGTCGTAGACGCGGGTGACGGTCGTCGGCGCCAGCTGTTTGACCTGGAAGGCCATCCCGTAGCTGCCGCGGTTGATCGGCAGCTTGTAGCGGCTGTAGCGCGTGGTCGGCGGCAGCCTGCCCACCGAGGTGTAGGCGGGGTCGTTCGGGTTGGCGACGTAGCCGAGCGAAAGCACCGGCGCCGTGGCGGACGCACGAGCGTCGTAGGAGAGGTAGCCGAAGCGCTGCCGCTTGTGGCCCTCGCGTCCCATCCGGTACCAGGGCGTCTCGAAGACCGGCAGCACCGAGACGCCGTCGTCGTCCGCGACCGGTGTCGAGCCCGAGGTGACCGGGAAGAAACAGGGGCCGATCCGGGCCAGTCTTTTCGTGCCGGCCATCCCCGCCCAGACGCGCTCCATCCCGATCCCCCCAGAGGAGGCGACGTAGGAGAGCGCGTAGATGTTCGCGAACCTGAACCACTGCCGCTTGTTCAGGTCGCAGATCAGGGTGGTGGCCGTCCCGTCGGAGCGGCGGATCGTGATCTGGTAGTAGTCGAGGAAGGTGCAGGCGGCGAGCGAGATCATGTTCTGGTAGAGCGTCCGCCAGTAGTAGAGGATGCCGCCCTGCGAGACGAGGTTGCGGATCACGGCGCCGTCGGTGACGTGCACGCCGTGCTCATCGGCGAAGATGCAGTTGTCGTTCCAGTAAGCGATCGTGAACGGGTTCGTGCAGCCGACCCGGTCGAACAGGCCCTCTTCGATCAGGTCGTCGTCGGAGGCACCGCTGTGCGGCGGGGTGGAGCCGCGGATGCGCGAGACGGCGCCGGCGTGGAAGACGAGGATCACCGAGCGGGTGGAGGCCATCGCGGTGATCGCCCTCGCGGTCGGCTTGTTCGAGAGCGCGTCCCAGGCGTGTGCCGGTTGGCCGGGGTAGGAGAAGTAGACGACGTTCTCATTGCCGGGGACGCCGCCGACGGCGATGTACTCGTGGTAGGCGGTCCCGAAGGGCGCATGCGGCGCGCTCGCATCCATCCCGACGATCGCCAGGTTGCCGCCGGGGGCGGTCAGAAGCTGCGGGACGCCGGCAGCGGCGCCGTCGAAGGCCACGACCATGTTCGTCGCCTGGATCGGATGCTGCTTCGGTGCGTAGGAGCCGCCCTTCGCCGTCACCGGGTAGGGCGGGTTCTGGCCGACCTCGTACCACTGGTTGTTCGAGCCGATTACGAGCAGCTTGTCGCCGCTGGTGAAGCCGCCGAGGATCCCGGCGACGGGGTCGCCGCCCATCAGGTCGGAGCCCCACTGCCAGCCGCCGCGCCCGGTCAGGCCGGCGTCGATGATCAGCGGCACGTAGTCGACGACGTCCCACAGGTAGCCCTGCGGCATCCGGTCGCGGGGGAAGTCGCGGGCGAAGGCGCGGGCCTCGCCGAGCAGCGAGCTGGGCGCAGCCACTTAGCCGACCCAGGCGTCGTGGTCGGAGACCGGGCTCAGCCTGACCCGGCGTGAGGCCGCACGGCTCGTGCCGCGCTTGTTCACCATCATCCGGATCTGCTGCAGCTTGCCGCCGCGCCCGTCCGGCCCCTCGTAGAGGACGCGGTAGCGCTCGCCGATCTGACTCGAGGCGTCGTCGCCGTAGTCGGCGCACTGCCAGCGGCAGAAGAGCTCGATCGCGTCCTGGAACTCCTCCGGGATCGCCCCGTAGTTCTCGTCGCCGGGGGAGTCGCCGTCCAGTTGCATCTTCTGCGGACGCAGGACCGCCCAGACGTCGAGCTCGCCGGCCACCGAAGGTGTCGGGTTGACGCGCAGGATGTCGGAGCGGATCAGCGCGAAGGACGGGCTGGTGAGACTGTCGCTCCGCTGTGCGCGTCGCGTCGCCCCGTCGTCGACGTCGACCAGGGCGAGGATCGAATGGTCGAGCGTGTAGGTGTCGACGTTCGCCTGGGTGTGCAGATGCACGCAGCGAGCGACACAGCGGGTGCGAGCAAGCAGGTCGATGGTGCCGCGATAGATCATGTCCTGCACCAGCGGCAGCTCGTTGTAGTCGTCGATCTGCTGCAGCCCGAGCCAGGCCTGGACGCGGTCGGCGATCTCCTTCCTGGTCATCAGCTCCTCTCATCCTCCTTCCGGTCACGCTCGACGAAGAAGCCGACGCGCAGCCCGCGCCAGGTCGCGTCCTCACGACGCAGAATCACCCGAATGATCGTCACGAGCGCGAGCAGCGCGAAGAAGACGATCACTCCGCCCGTGATCGTCTCGGCGGTCGTCAGGTTCGCGATCACGGCTCGGCGACGCGCACGAAGACGGTGCCCTGGCCGTTCTTGTTGCGCGTGCGCTGCATTACCTGGCCCCCGTTCGAGTTGTCCGAGGTGCTGGTATTGCCTTCGACGGTCTCGAAGTCGCCGTTCCCGTCTGGCGAGGTCAGGACGATCCCGATGTGGTCGAACTCTCCGTCCCGCTGCCAGTCGAAGCAGACCAGGTCTCCCGGCTTCGGGCCCGAGGTGATCGTCAGGCCGTTCCGCCCGTTGCGGGCGTCGTCGACGATGTAGGGCACGTAGCTCCACTGGCTGCCCCTGGCGAACGAATCCGAGTACGGATCCCGGCCCGTCTGGTCGGCCCAGGTGCAGAAGATGGCGCACCAGGGGACGCCGTTCATCCGGTACCAGTCGCCGTACTTGGTCAGGTTCGAGTTGGCGGGCGACTCCTTGTTCCCGATCTCGTTCTTGGCGGTCGCGAGCCGCGCCTGAGCTGCGCTGCCGGCCTGCGGCTCCGGCTGCTCTGCGCCGCCGAAGCGGTCCCAGGCGGCGTTGATCAACTCGACCGAGCGAGCGTCCATCGCCGCCTCGCCGGCGTGCGGCAGCCCCTGCGGGATGCGGATCGAGCGCAGCAGGTTGAACGTCTCCTGCCCGATGAAGCCGGTCGGCTGGATCTGCTGCTGGCGCTGCACGCCGGCCACGCCCGACTCGCCGACGTTGCCTCCCGCCTTGCCGTGGCTGAAGGCGTTCGAGAACGCCTGGTCGAAGGCCTGCCACTTCCAGCGTCCGGCGCGGGAGATCGTGCGCTTGTAGGCCTCGATGTCGGAGCCGGGCGCCGACGGCTTGCGCCCGGGCGCTGCGTCGGGCGGGTAACAGGGTCGTGGGAATCCGCGCACGGCGACCATCGGCCCACCGGGGTAGCCGGTCTCCCACCACTGCTTCATCCGTCCTCCTTCTGTCGCAGTCGAGGCCGGCCGCTCTGCAAAACGGCCGGCCTTCCTGACTGCGAGCCTCAGCTCGAGGCCGCGGCCTTCGACGCGGGCTCGGCTGTCTTCGTCTCCTGCTGCGCCTTCTCCTGCGCCTTGAGAGCAGCCTCCTGCTCCTCGGTCGCCACCTTGTGCTCGTGCTCGACGATCGCTTCGGCCTCCTTCTCACGCGCCTCGTTCGCCTCGTCGACGCGCTTCTGCTCGACCTCCGGCCGGAGGCCAACGCCGTCCTCGAGCGAGGTGTCGGGCGACAGGTACCCGGCCTGCGGGTGCCCTGCTGGGAGCGTCTGCTTCGGCTCCTCCTGCTTCTTGTCTGTCACTTCGTCCTCCTTCATTGCGGGACTGTCGGTGTGAGGTCGAGGTCGCTGGCCGCCGCCCCGGCCAAGGTGCTGGTGCTGGCGACGGATGGCGCGAGTGTCAGTTCGGTCGGCGTCGGTTGCGAATGGATGAAGACAACGCTGCCGCCGACGACGATCACCTTGCCCGCGACGACCTCGCCGCAGATGTGCTCGCCGCAGATCGGCGCGGCGGCGGTCTCCAGGCAGTACAGCTGCTCGAGGTCTTCCTCCAGGCACGTTTCCGTGCGCAGGTAGACGCGCCAGGCAGCCGCTGCGCCGAAGGCCTGCGCCGTCGAGACGCCGCCGATCCGGACGCGGTAGGAGCCCTTCGGTGTCCCGAAACTCTGCGCGCTCGGAACGGAGCCGGCTGCGACCGTGAAGCGCGTACGGATCGTCCCGAAGCTCTGTGCGCTCGGGACGCCCGGCACGGTGACGGCGGTGGTGAGCCTGACCGCCGGGGCGCCGAAGGCCTGTGCGCTCGCGACACCCGGCGCCGTGATCCGGTAGGCGGTCGTGGGGACGCCGAAAGCCTGCGCCGTCGAAAGACCGCCGCCGGCGAGGCGGACGTTCGCTCGCACCGCCCCGAAGCTCTGCGCGGAGGCAACCGAGCCGACCGTGCGTGTGACCGTCGCCCTGACGCTCGGAGCGCCGAAGGCCTGCGCGCTCGCAACCCCGAGCACTGGGTAGTTGTTGATCGCCTGCGGCGTCCCGAACTGGACGCCGGGTGTGCCGAGCGCGAGATGTCCGTCGCCTGCGACGACCTGCCCGGTGATCGAGGCGTTGAAGTCCGGCGGGTAGACCGGGGCAGTGATGGCGACGAAGCTCGTCTGGGCCTCGAGCAGAAGCCCGCTGCCATCCTCGAGCAGCAGCTTGCCGCTGCCATCGTCAAGGACGATGTAGTCGGCCACTAGGACGCCTGCAGGAAGATCGCGGGGACGTTCCCCGCACGCAGCACACCGGCCAGCGGGAACGGATTCGCGATCGTCGTTCCCTGCCCGGCGTTCGACCAGGCGTTCGGGATCGCATTCGCACCCGGAAGATCGAGGCCGGTCAGGAACGGGTTCGCCCCGTTGCAAGAACGGATCGTCGGCCCCCCCGACGCGCCTGTGTTCTGCACGCCGATCCAGTAGGTACCTGCGGGGACCGGCCCGAGCGCGGCGGTCGGGGCGGCAATCGCGGAGCCTGAGATGTCGGCTGTCTGGTAGAGCAGCGCCCCCGGCCCGGCTGCCGTGTCGGCGTAGACGCAGACACGCAACGTGCTCGCGACGCCCGCGGTGATGTCCAGCTGCACCGTCTTGATCGCCGCCGCCAGCACGGTGCGTGTAACCCGCAGCTGGCCGGGGTTATAGACCTGCGTGCCGAGCGAGGCGCAGGGGAAGAGCGGCAGCCAGAGATTGGAGATCGTCGCCACCGCCGGGGCTGCGCGCAGGTTCGCGGCGGCGATCTTCTTGTTCGCGCCGCTCGCGGCGAGCACAAGCTCATCGGTGTCGGCGAGTATCAGGGCGGCGGTCAGCGCGGAGATCTTCGTGTCCGCCATGACCTAGCTCAGAGCTTCGCGATCCAGGGTGCGCTGTTCTGCCACTGAATCGTGATGTCGCCGCCGTTCGGGGTGACCGTGAAGCCGTCGATGTAGAAGAGCAGCGGGCTAGTGCCCGCGACGCCCGTGTCTTTGAAAACGCCGAGGCAGTCGATCGCGGCCCCGGAGGGGACGGCGAGGAAGGTGGCGTCGCCGGCGTCGAAGCAGCCAGGGTCTGCGCCGGCGCCGTTTGCCGTCTTCGTGCCGAGGGTGACGTCGGTGACGAGCGCTGCCGGGAGCGAGGAGAGGAACTGGTGGGCCTGCGCGAACGTGTACGCGGAGACGCGCATCAGCCGCACCTTCACCGTCACCCCGGCGGAGGTCAGGTCGCCGTGCGTGCCCTTCCAGAACTCCTGCAACGCCAGGTTGTAATGAGCAGAGGCCATCAGACGCTCACCTCCTGGTGGCCGGCCTGGAGCTCGTTGCGCTCGTCGACGCTGTAGTCACGCGAGAGCCGGCCGTCGGCGTAGCCGAGCAAAATGAAGCGGTCGGCCAACTCGTCCTCGAACTCGTACTGCTGCCCGGCGACGTGCTCGCCGACCGAGTTGAGCATCCGCACCGTGCTCATTTCGGCTGCAGGCCCTTGTTCGCCTCGGAACGATCCGCTGCCCAGAGCTCGAACCCGTAGGGGTCGTAGGTGGGGTCGACGAAGCTGTCCATCACCCCGTACGGATCTGCCTGCTCGTGCGGCAGCCAGTAGCCGGGCTGGTAGGCGAGGGCATGCGCGTCGCGGGGGTCCTGCTGTCCGGTCGCGGAGATCGACATTTACCGCTCCTCTCTTGCTGCACGTTCGTGGATGCCGTCGAGCTCGAGCGGGGGACCGCCGAGCCTGATCTCGCCGGCGTACTCCCTGGCGAAGTACTCGGCCTGCTTGTCGCGGATCGGGGCGCCGCAGACGTTGCAGCGGACAGGCCAGGCCTGCTCGAACGGCTCCAGGCACTTGACGCACATGTAGCCGGCCCGCATCCGCCCGATCGTCTCCTCGTCGAGGGTTAGCTGCACCTCGCCGAGCACCCGTCCGTCCGGGAGCCAGAGCCCCTGCTGGACGTGTTCGCTGTCCAGCACGACCGCCGGCCGGCGCCAGCGCTCAGGCAACGATCTCTTCCTCCTTCGGCGTCTCCTCTTCGAGCTCGAAGCCGCCGAGCTTCGACTGGAGCGCGTCGACCAAGGCCTGCCGGTTCTGCGAGGCACGCTCGTAGGTGAGCACGTCCTGCAGGTTGTGGCCGTCCTCGTCGAGCTTCTTCAGCAGCTGGCGGATGCTGCCCTGGTAGCCGTCGTAGGCCGGCCAGGGGGCCGGGACCGTCGTCTTCGGGAGGGCGATGACGTCCTCGGTCTTCTCGAGCGCGAGCAGCTTCTCTTCGACCTTCAGCCGCAGCTCGTCCGGCCACTGGTTCTGCTCCTGCTGCTGGACGCTGTCGTAGACGCCGATCCGGTAGTCGGGCGGGACGATTGTGACCTCGTCCATCTCCTGGTAGGAGCCGTTGAACTTGCCGCCCCAGCGGGTGAGCACCAGCTCGCGCTCGAACGGCTGCAGGCCGACCGGCTCGAAGCGGGCGAGCACGGCCTGCTGCAGGACCTTGGTGCCGCCGGTCGCGTACTCCTCCGCGATCAGCCGCTGGATCTCCACGACCATGCGGCCGTATCTGGATGCGAAACGCATTCCTGTCCTCCTAGAAAGGTTTGTGGGGGCGGGCGAGGACGGTCAGTTCCGAACCCACCCCCACACTGCTGGAGCTCACGGAGGCGGCAGGCAGCCGGTGATGATTCCGTGTGCCCGCTCGTGGGCGAACTCGTACGTTGCCTCGCGCATGTACTCAGCCGAGTAGACGTCCTTGCCCTTCGGCTGCTGTTCGGTGATCAGCTTCGTGTCGCGGTCGCGCATCGGCCGCTGCTCGATCAGCGAGAGGTCGAGCAGGAAGGCGTAGCCGCCGTAGCCGACGCTGGTCAGGTACGGGAACTCCGACCACTCCTTCTTGACGACGACGGGGATCCGGTAGCCGTAGGCGCCGGAAATGAAGGCGTCGACCTTGACGCCGAAGACCTCCTCCGGGGTCGGCTGCCACTGGGCGCCCATCCCGACTCTCGTCCAGTTCGACATGCACATCGTCACGACCGGGGAGGCGAACAGGACCTTCGAGCCCGGTTCGCCGTTCGCCATGATCGGCATGATGAAGCTGTCGAACGCGGTCGGGGTCAGCGGCCCGGTCAGGGCCAGCTTGTAGGTCGAGATGAACTCGATCGCGCCGCCCGAGGTGCCCTTCGGCTCGTTGTCGGGCGCGCCGGAGTTGGCGGCGTAGGAGCGCGGTCCGAAGAAGCCGATCGCCTCCCACTTGCGCTTGTGCTCCCGTGCCTTCCTGGTCGCCTCCTTCGCCGGCTCCCGTCCGCCGTACAGCTCGATCGCGGTCTGGGTGCCGGTGAACGACCAGGTGGTGCGGGTGATCTGAGTGTAGTTGTAGCCGAGCACACGGCCGAGGTAGCGGGGCGACGGGAAGTCGGAGCCCTGCGGCTGTGCGTCGGCGACGACGAGGTAGGTGTCGCCCGCGTTCGTGGCGGCGGCGGCGACGCTGCCGACGCCTCGAGCGATTGTCAGCGCGTCGGTCGCGACCGAGACGACGCGGATCGCCTCGCCCGAGCGCATGTTGCGTAGCGTGTCGTTCGCGGCGACGATCTTGCCCTGCCCGGCGCTGACGTTCAGCGTCGTCGAGACGTTCGTCTGGGCATCGCCGGTCACCTGGCGGGGGAAGTCTTCCTCCTCGAGCCAGTTGACCTTCTCCCGGACGGCCTGTTTGGACGAGGCCTTGTCGGTCATCGTCGAGAACTGGGCGTCGTCGGGCTTCAGCTTGCGGATGCGGTCGTCCATGTCGACGACGCGCTCGTCGGGCAGGATCTCCTCGGTGGAGACGTTGCCCTGTGCGATGGTGCCGGCCACGGGTGGCCCTCCTGACGGGTTGCGAAGAACGGATCTGTTGTCCTTCGGCCCGCGGGGTGTCTCCGCTGAGGGAGGCCCGTCTGGCCTACTGGTTCCAGGCCCTGTCCAGGTCTTCCAGGGTGAGGCCCGGGCCGAGTCTGGTGGCGCGGGGTGTCTCGTCTGAACCTGGCGAGGTCTGGGCTGAACTTACCACTGCGGCGCCGCGGGCGTCTTCGTCCGCTTGCCGCCGGTCCCTGGTGATCTTCTCGCGGGTCGATTTGACCGTCGCCGCGGAGGCGCGGGCGATCTCGTAGATGCCGATGATCCCTCGCGCCGCCGTCTCCGGGTCGTTAGAGCGGGCGTCCTGGACGAGCGGGTGCACGGGTCCGAGCGTCTCCATCATCGAGAGCATCTGGCGCTCGTAGGTCGGCATCTGCGGGAAGTGCTCGACCAGCACCTCCATCAGCGCCGCGTGGTCGACGATCACGTCCTCCTGCGCCTGCTGCAAGCTGACCTGCGTCTGCTGCTCGGAGCGATCGATGAAGCTGGCGAGCCGCGCCGCCTCGTAGGGGCGCTCCTCGGCCCACTGCTCGCAGACGGCGCGGGCGAGATCGTACTCCTCGACGTTGAGCGCCTCGCGCACGAAAGCCTGCGGGTCGCCGGACTCGACGGCGTTCTCCACCCACTGGCGCTGCTCCTCGTTGAGCAGGATCGTCGGGGTGATCGCCTGCTGGCGCTGCACCTGGGCCTCCAGCTCGCGGACGCGCTGTGAGAGCTGGCCGTTCTCGCGGCCCTGCCGCCCGAGCACGCGCTCCAGGTTGACCGCGGCCTTCAAGGCCTCCTGCGGGTCGCCGGCGTACTTGGCCAGGTAGGCGAGAATCTCCGGGTCGTCGGTTTCGAAGCCGGCGCGGACCTCGGCCTCCTCTTCTGCCTCCTCGAGCTCGGCCTCACCCTGCTCGTCCTCGCCCTCCTCTGCTTCCTCCTCTGCCTCTTCCGGCTCCTCCGGCGCTTCCGGTGTTTCCGGCGTGCCCGGCTCGGGCTCGGGGATCTCTTCGGTGGTGGTGGCGTCGACGATCTCTTCCGGCGCCTCCTCCTCCTGTTCCTCGTCCCAGGCGGCAAGGATCTGCTCTGTCACCTCGCGGTTGTTCACTGGCTATCTCCTTCCGCGGTCACGCCGCGTTCTTGCAGCTGTCGCTCGAGCCGGTTCTCGGCGCTCAAGGGCTGCCTGACCAACCACTGCATGCCGTCGATGAAGCCGCGCCAGTGGTCGACGAGGCGCTGGTCGACAGGCTCGTTGGGCGCCAGGACGTGGCCGAGCAGGATGCGCTCGATCGCCACCACCTTGAGGCCGACGGAGGCCTCCAGGTCGGGCCAGGCCGGGTGCTTGGCGAGCGCCTGCAGGTTGCCGTCGCGGACTGTCTGCTCGCGCTGCTCGGCCTCGGTCAGCGTGCGCCGGCGCCGTCTAGGAGCCACCGCCACCGCCGTTCGAAGCACCGCCGGTCGAGCGCAGCATCGTCGCCATCGCGTTCTCCGG